CTATAAACAACACCATTAGATGTTCTACTCATCATCTTTCTACAGAAATCTCTTGAGTTATCACTACTGTATTTTTCTTGGTATGTGTACCTAACTTTATAAAAAGACTTATCTAAATAACTAAAACCATTTGGCTTTGATTTTATAAAGTCTGCTAATTTCTGAAAGTTGTTTTTCTTTTCTTTAATTAACCTACCTGCCCAATCTTCTACATCTTCATTATCTTCTGAATATTCTCTTACATCTACAAGTTCCCATTCATCCGTTATAGTTTCCCCTTCTAAAACATCAAGCATTTCTTCATCGTTAAAATCTTGGTTTTCTTTAGATAACTTAACACCAGTTTCTTCTTCTCTTGTTTCTTCATCTACTACATTATCTAACTCTTTAAATTCTAAAGGTTGTAAGGTCTTAAAATAAAGATTTAAGCTAATATCATTGTAAGCAAGTATTTCATCAAAGGCGTTTATTAAAAGTGTCTGAAATGGTCTAATAACTGTGTTATCCATTAATAAAGATGCAGTCTTTAATTCTTCTGCATTGTTACCTAATCCACTACTATCTTTTACACCTAATAACATCGGAGAAACAACTCTGTGTGCTACCATTATTTTACGCATACTTTCATCAGAAAGAAATTGGTATTGGTTATGAGCATCACTTAATTGAATTGGCTCTATACTTGCAGCAGTATTTGCATCATCATTAAAAGATAAAATAAACTTACCACTATTAGAACTACCACTAAACTTTTGATATATTCTATTTTCTATTAATTGTCTTTGTTCAGGGTCAGGTGTACCATTATTAAAATTAATTAACATACTTGGTGCAAGACCATTCATAATATTATTTAAATGATAGTTAGAAATCTCTTCTTCTAACTCTGCATATTGAATTCCACCTTGATAATCTACAGGAGAATAGTATTTATATCCTGCCTTGTAAGGTTGTACATAATAAATCTGAATAGGTTCGTTTCCATAACCAAATGCTTCTATTCTTTTTAGTGTATCGTTCTTTTTATAGTTTGCCCAATCAGGGTGCATATAGTACGCTTCTATTTCTCCTTTTTCATTACACTTTTCTGCTCTTAATGTTTCTACTGGTATGTGTTCTACTCTTGCTATTGTCTTTCTATCTTTAGAATAAATAACTTGCATAGCACATTGACCCATTAGCTTTAAATCAGATGATAATCTTCTTACACAATCATCGTGAAATAAAGTAATCATTTGAGCATACGCTTCTGGTTTCTTATTACTATCCGTTGCATCCAAACCTCTACCAAATATCATTTCTGACATTCCATTTATAATAGCATTGTTTGTAGCACTACCATTATATCTATCAATTAAAAACTGAAAGTAATTATTATCCTCTCCATAAGAAACAAAGTTATCTGTTTTTGTTTCCTTTATTTTAGGACTTGTGTAAGTTGATAAATTCAATACTCTTAAATCATTCATATTATAAAACTATATAATCGTTATTACCACTCTTACTTACATACTCATCTTTATTAACAGAATAGTAATCGTTGGTATCTTGGTTTATTGTTTGGTCTGTACAGAATATTTTATCCAAATAAACTACTTTAGAGCCATTTAAAAGAGTTAAATCATAATATCTACCCTCTTTTAGATTAAACGCATAAGAAATGCTTAAATAATCCTTATCGGTAACAGTATTTACACTTGCAGTAGTAACCTCATTAGTACTGTCATCTCTTAATTTTAAAGTAACAGTTCCTACATAATCTCGTGGTATTACTTTTATAGTTTGTGTATCTGTACTTGTCGTTAAAACTTTCATATTAGTATATAGTAATAAAAAGTATTTTTTGTGTGTGTAGATAATATAAATAAAAAAAAGGGTATCCGTTAAGATACCCCTCTTTTAAAAATAGAAATAATTATTATGCAGTTGGGTCAATCTGTACTGCTGATGCATCTGCTGTTACTGCAGCAGGAGTTACAAAGTAAGGAGGTGCAGTTTCTTGTGCTACTATCGTTAAAGAGTAACCACTTAAATCTCCCATTGCTGCTCCTGTAGCAATAGAACCACCTGTTACCTCTGCTCCGTGTTCTAATCCTAATAAGAAATAGTTTCCGTTATAGTCTTCTACAACTACGTGAGGTCTTGCGTGTGCAATTAATTTTAATTCTTCTTGTGTTGCCTTATCTTGAAAAGTTAAAGACATAGTTAATGTACTTTCGTAGAAAGTTGTACCATTTTCTCTTGATGAGTTAATAGCAGTTTCTAAAGCAGAACTACCTTTTACATCAAATTGGAAAAATTCAGGAGTTCCTGCAAATGCAGTTATTTCTCCTGCAGAGATGGTAGCATCTCCTAATGTTCCGTAATCTGCAAAGTAAATAGTTTTTATACCACCTACTGCCGATTTACAAGGTACTTTTCTACCTGTTGTTAATGAACAAGCCATAGTTTTTATATTGTTTTAAATAAAAAAGGGTAGATGTGCATTAAGCATACCCACCCCTTTTAATGATTATTAATTATTTATTAAGAATAAAGAACGATATCTCCACCGAATACGTGTTGTACTCCTGCAGTAAATCTCATTATTACTCTAACATTCATAGACCCGTCAATATTTTCCATATCTATTACTTTTACGATATTTTGGTCGTTTAAAATACCCGTTCCAAAATATAAATTTGATTTTTGAGCAGCAATCATAGTGTTGTCTCCTAAACCTTTTGCTACGAAAATGTTGATACCATCGAAAGATAATTCTCCACCATTGTACCATTGAGTTCCTTTGTTATCAGAACCATTTGCTCCAATAGTTGCAGCGAAACCTCCTAATGCTCTAATGTAAGCACGTGCTACATTTGAAGAAACATATAAAGTTAAATCTTCTTGTCCGTAAACTGCAGTTGGAATTGCATCCACTACTTTACCTAATTCAGCGATTACGTTTGCAGCAGTTACAGTTGTTCCTACCACATCGATTACATCACTATCAGCAGTTAACTTTGCAGTAAACCCATCGAATTGTCCACTTGTTGCAGTTGCTCCACTCCAAATACTTTTCTCTGTTCTATCAGCTACTTTTGCAGCTACGTGAGAAATTACAAATTCAGCGAAAGATGGTGCTAAATTATCAAATGCAGAATAACCCATTTGAGCAGCTTCCCAAGAGTTATGTAAATCTTTCTTACACAATTCTAAATTAACTTGAAGTTCTTTAGGTTGTAATACTGCTTCTGTTAAAGTTAAAGTTCCTTGATTAGTTACAAAATCACAAGATGCATCTTTTACGATGTCATCAGTTGCTCCTTTTTGGATAACAGATTTAAACTTTACGTTTGGTAAAATTGAAATAGCACCACTATCTAAAGTTGATGCTGATAATAATGCAGCAGCAATGTACTTGCCCGAAAATTCCCCTGCATAAGTTGATGTTAAAGATACACTCATTTTTATTTAATTTATTTGTTATTAAAGTTTGTTTATTTTATTCATTACTCTATCCAATGTAGACATCTTTCTTTTAGATGCAATATTGAATTTTACTTCTGTTTTAGAAACCTCTGCGTTTGTGTTAATTGGTTCAGCAGCTGGTTCAGATAATTCTTGTTTTACTTCTTCAGGAATTTCGTTTACCACATCAGAAGATAATTCTTGTTTTACTTCTTCACTCATTTCTTCTTTAGGCTCTAACATTGCTTTGATTTCTTCAATCATTGATTTAACCTCTGCAAGTTCCTCTTTAGTAGCATAACCCATTTCTTCTTTTTCTTCTTCTTTAGCTTCTACTTCTACCTCAACTTCTTCTGCTTCTTCGTTTTCAGATTTCATTTCTTTAATGATACCTTCTTCTTCGATTACTAAAGTTTGTCCATCTTCTAAAACGTATTCTCCAACAGGTAAAGCTACTTTCTCATCTTCTGTTACGATAAAGATTTCGTTTCCTGCCTCGAATTTATCTGCTTCTAAAACAGTTCCGTTTTCTAATTTCATTTGCTCAAGTTTTACTTCAACTCCTAAAAGAGTTTTTACTTGATTTAACATTTCACTTGGTTTCATATAATTATATAGTATTAAAAAAATTAATTTGTATTTTCGTTTATACAGTAGTTGAGGTTCTACCTATTCCCTGTGCTTGTAAGCTACCATCACAACAATCTTTTGAGTATTTACCATCCTTACATAAGCAACCTCTTTTACTTGCTCTTGGACTTGTTCTACTCGGTGTTTTATTATCGTTATTTTTCATTCTGATTGATTTTGCTTTCTGCCCAACTCTTTGCTGATTTACCTCCCCATAATAAATATGAAATGTAACCACAACTTTCAGTATCTCCAGATTCATAATAAACTTCTGCTCTGCTTAAATAAGAAAACATACGTTTGATAGTTTCCATACTTACAGGTTTTCTGTCTGCTAATTGTTGTGCTCTTACTTTACCAACTTGTGTAGCACATTTATTATTTACTTTCTTATTTAGTTCGATACCTCTTTTAGCATTGTTACTTACAGATTGTGGGTAATCAGAAAAACTTTCCATTTCTGTTCTTTTACCTTTCTTTAATCTTTTATCACTTTTAATAACTGCCTTTATTTGAGATAGCATATACTCTGCTTCTGCTTCTTCTATCTTACTTAATTCTTCTTGTAAATTTTCTTTAGGTCTTTCCATTTTATCAGCAAAATATCCTTCAATACTTAAACCTTTATAAATTCCTTTCTTTACATCTTGCCATACCTTTTCGTTGTTTATTCTCATAACAACTGCCCAAGCACCCTCTACTGCATTTAAACCATATAAAGCAGTCTTATCTTTTTCTACATCTTCAACTATCCAACTTTCAACAACACTTACACCATCTACTTTTAATTCGTGTTCTAAAGTAGCATTATTATTATTGTGATTTTTAAGATATAATTCTGCAGATTTTCTAACTGTATTTCTTGAAAAGAAAACATAATACTCATTATCCCCACTCTTTCTATAAATAGGTTTATTAGGTATTAAAGCTAAACCAACAACAATTCTTTTATCTTTATCTATTGTTTTAAATTCTGTTTTTTGGTTTTTCAAGGCAATAAAATCTTCTTCTATTGCAGGATATTCTACTAAACTTATAGCTTCTACTCCAATAGCATCTTCATCATCTATCACTAATTCAATAACGTCCATTTTTAAATATGTTTTATTTGTTTATATATACTATTGCGATATTCGTATATAGTTATTTTATAATTATTTTGTATTTTTAAATCGATGCACCATCTACAATGTTTCTATCCATACTTTGTGCAGTTGTAACATCGTTAGAAACTACATAAGCCTTAACTGGTTCTTGTGATTGTCCACCAATAGCATCTGCTAATTGATTTGTATTACTTGCACCTACTACATTAAATGCAGGAGGTTGAGATATTGTAGAACCACCTCCAACAGAACCACCACCACCAACTGAACCACCACCAACACTTGGTACTTTTACAGAAGCAATTTGTCTAACTGTTTTTAAACCATTAGAAAGAATAGCAGCAGCATTAATAAACTTTAAAGCAGTATCAAATGGAGTAACTGTT